GAATTACGAGTTCTTTCCGTAAGCTCTGCCTTTACCTTTCATTGCTAACTTACAACCTTTTGAGCCAGATTTTAATCCAACTCTTTCATTCATCATTCCACCACCCATAGCTTTTTTACGGCTACCTTTTTTACCACCTGGTGTAATTTTACCTGAACAAACTGCAGAAGCATACATGTTCGCGTAGGCCGAAGGGTATACCTTAAATTTTCGCTTCGCTGCTGCTTTTCCTCTAGGACACAGTTTTGCCATTATGCTTTACCGCCTTTTTTAGCAACTATTCTATTTGGATTATAACCAAATTTTTTAACTACTGCTTTTCCTTTTTCTGATTTAGACATTTTAAGTAAACCAGGATTTTTACTTCTACTTACTGGCTTACCGTTTGATCCTTGACTGTAACCCATTCTACGGCCCATCATTCCGCCGCCCATTTTCTTTTCTCTGTCTAATTCTTTACCTTTTTTAAATTTTTTCTGTGGCTTATCTTCTTTTAAAAGACCTTTGTATTGTTTTTTAGGATTTTCTCCAGGTCTAGTAGCATGAATACCTTTACTATGTTTAAACTGAAATGCTCTTCCTGTATCAATTAAATTTTTTTGTTCTTTTTTAGCCTCACGCATCATTTTTCTACCAGTATCCATTTTATTTTGCGCTTTAGATACTGCATCAATTCTTTTTGAAGTTTCGTTTCTGTAAACTCTCTTTACACTTCCTGCAATATCTTTTGTAGGTTTTACGGATTTAATAGTTGGTGAAACTTTGCCTTTAAAAAACTTAAATGCTTTAAAAAATTTACTAGCCATTATTTTTTTCCTCCGTTTCTAAAAATTTGTGTACCCTTTATACCATATATCGACGCTACGACAAGGATCCAAAGATTTGTGAACCATGACGGGAGCTGAGAGAACATCTCAAAGAATAATTTTACCTTGTCCATCGCTGTTGGGTCATCTGATATGACTGCATATGCAAGCACCAACACGGGCAAACTAAGAATTATCAAAACTGCCTCGTCCTTCCAGTCCGATTGACGGGCTTCTAACAATTTTCCCTGGTAAGCTTCCTCACCACGTGCCATACGATCAGCATGTAAGAGTTGTGCCTCTGACATTGCCATTTTCGTTTTCTGCTTGTTAGCATAAATCTTACTTCCAGCAGAAACGGCTAATTTAATTGCCGATAACCACATAATTTAGTACCAAGTAGCTTCTTTTTTCTTTTCAGCTAACATTCTTTTAGTTCCTCTAACTTTTTCCTTGTCTCCAGTAGGAATATTGTTGAAAGAACCATTAGATGTAGTCTTAGATCTAGGATCAATTTCCAAATTTTGTTCTGGAATTTTTATTTCCTTAGATTTTTTATAGTTCATCATATTATTTACCTTTTTTTACTCCTTTTATAACACCTTTGTTCTTAGATGCATAGAATATCTTTTCACCCTTCTTCTCGCCGTATTGTTTCTTCATGGATTTCATGATTTTTTTACCTTTTTTGTTTAATGGCATTAATCATCCTCCGTCATTACTACTGCTTTGTCAATTCCTGACTTTGCAAGACTGACTCCAGCTCGTAATTTTGCCAAATCTTCGTTTTGTTCCATTTTATCTTCTGCAATTTCACCTTGTTGCATTAATCTTGCTCTTGCAATGTCATTTTGAGCCTTGTCGTAGTCTTTTTTACGCTCATTTTCCATTGCACGTAGGTCAACTTCTCTTGATTTTAGTTTTAAAAGCGGATCAGAGTCAAATTGTGATGTAATTTTCTTCTCTTCCTTCATAAAATCTTCTGTCATTTCAGAAATTAAGATAGCTTTTCTTGCTTCAACCTGTTGAGTTAGTTGTTGTAGCTGTTGTGCCATCGCAGGATCTTGTGCAGCCGCTGCTTGCATCTGTTGCATCTGCTGTAATTGTTCTCTAAATTCTAATTGTACCTGTTCTTGTGCCATCAAACTAATATGTTCTAAAATATTTTTTTGAATTGCAGCCATAACAGCAGGATTATTTCTAACCATGTTAGTTGCCATGAAATTTAAGTGTGCTGTGATGTGTGCTTGATGATCTTGACCAGGAAAAGCTTGAAAAGGTTTACCAGCCATTGCATTAATGTGTTCCATACTTGGGTCCATCGGTGCAGTTGGTGCTGGTGGAGGTAAAATTGCATCAACATTTTTAACTCCGATAGCTTCATACATGTTTCTATACACTTGATACAAGTTATGTAGTTGTGGATTTGATGTTGCTAGTTGTAATTCTGTTTGTGCCATCGTAATTCTTTGTGACATAGAAAAAATATTTGGATCTGCAACTGGTACAACATCTATTCTATCGTCAAAGTCTGCCTGTTTGATTGTTCTTGCACCACCAATTACATCGTATGGATATTCTGGCGGCAAGTATTGTGAAATAATTTTACCTAATAATTTAAATTCTTGTTTCATAGCTGCATACAATCTTTTGTGTATTGCGCTCATGACTCTTGAACCACGCTCTAACAATGCAATAGTTGTACCAACAGCTGCGTTTTGTTTTGTATCACCAACTTGCATGTCAGCGATCGCAGCAAATCTTTGTCCTGCTTGAACTACTACACCTAATAATTGTAATAATGTTGGTGACGGTTCTTTGTATGGTAATGGAAAGAATGCATCTCTTAAACTACCACCTGGTGCATCAACATCTTTGAATTCACCTGGTTGTATTGGAGCTGCTTCATCTCTAACTCTTACGCCTCTTTGTTTAAATCCTGCAGGTAAGTTTGCTAATGTTCCTGCATCTAACAATTGACGGAGAGCAGAAGTTGCAGTTCTGCTCAATCCGCCAATCATATGAATGAGTCCAAAGCCATAAAATCCTAGTCCTGGCAGAAATTTGAAGTGGACGAAATATTGGATCTTATTCTTCTTCGGATCATCGGGCGCATAGTTTCTCCGTATGGAGAGCACTACTCGGCTGCCTTCTTCTACAGTTACTATGTAGGGCAATTTTATTCCAGTCGGTTGACCTTCTGCATCAACCTCCTCAAAACCTTCTAAGTCTAAATTAACATGACACTCTAACAAAGTATAAATCGGTTCTTGTTTACCAGATTTTTTTGTGCCTTCTAGTTCACGTTCTTTTTTTTCTAATTCGTTATTTGTTACATTACCTGGTGGACCTAATTCTACATCTCTGTAAAAACCACTAACTTGTTGTTTTCTTAATTCATTCTCAGAGATTTTTACAGTATGTATTACAGATTCCGCATCATCCAAACTTGTTGCTGTGTATGGCACAACTAATTCATCTGCAGGTACAAACTTAGATACAACTCTTCCCATGTTTGTATCGTAGTAAACTTTTTTAAATGTAGATCCTGCAAGTGGTAAATGAAATAACATTGAATCAAATTCTGGTTCATATTCTTTCATCTGATCCATAATTAAATAATTCATGTAATCTTTTACACGTTGTGATTGTTGTTCTGTAGCTGGCGTTTTAGCTCCGATTACCTGTGTTCTTACTGGTCCGTCAGCTGGTAATAATTCTTTGTATGCTTGCGCTTGAAACTGTGTGACTGCTTCTGCTAATACTGGGTGTGTTGCACCTGAAGCTCCTTGAAATGGTTCTGATCTATTTTCATATTTAAAACCTAAAAGATCTAAACCTTGTGTGTATGATTGCTCCCATTCTTTTCTTGACATTTTATAATCAAGATAATTTTGAACCATATCACTACCAATAGGTGATAGTATTTCATCTGGTAATAGATCTGCTAAATTATCAAAATGAGATTCTGTACCTGGTACATTGATTGCACCTGGTTCAAAATTTAATGTAACACCACCATCTTCTTCTGGTGTAACTTCTACTGGATTCTGTTCTACTGTTTCCTGAACATCAACTTCAGTAACATCTTCTGGTTTGATTTCTACTTCAGCTCTTGTGTTCGGGAGTCCTTTATCTATATCTGCCATTTATACTCCTAAAGTTTCTTACCACGTTTATAGATACCTGGCAACCCTTGAGGTTGAGGTCCTGATTCTGGTGCCGGTCCTGATTTATCACCTATTAAACCACCGTCTCTAGCACCTTCAAATGCTAATGCTTCTTGTTGTGCTCTTAAATTTTGTCTTTGCTCTGGTGTCATTGCTTTTAATTCACCTATTCTTTTTTTGGTAAACTTGCCTGCTTGATATAATCCTTCTGCACCTAATGATGCAATACCAAGTGGTGATGCTATTCTTGCAACCCTTGCTGCCATGGCAGGTGTTAAACCTAAATTAAATAATCTTTGTGCGGCTCCCATCTTTGCAGCTTGTTTTACAAGTTGTGGTGCAAACGCTGCCTCCGCTGCAATACTTGCTCTATCAATAGCAGATGTTGGGTCAACACCAAACCCTGCTGTTAATCCTACAGCACCAAGTGGAGTTGGTATAGTTTTAAAAGCTTCTGCTAAAACACCTGGATTAAAAAAAGGATTTGCAAATAAAGCAAGGCTTTGTTTTGATGTTGGGTTGTCTAATACTTTTTTAAATTGAGGTAAAATATCAGGTGCATTTTTTCTAGCATAGTCCAATAAATTTTTTCTGTTTTTGGGATCACTTAAAATAACTTTAAAATCATTTGGTACAAATCCTCTTTTTATTTCTCCTGATACGCTTTTTTGAACGTTGTCTTTAATAAATTTAAAATACTCACTATCTTTTGCACGAGCACCTCCACCACGGCTATCAGGTGCACCAGGTAATTTTTCTATTTCTTTTATAGTTTTATTTACTTTTT